TTCATGAGACTCCATTCTATCGTGGATGTCTGAGATTAAAGTAGATATGTGCATATTTTCACGGGGTTCCATTCTATCTTAGGTAGCTGAGATTAAAGTAGATATATGCATAGTTGCCCACACCCTCGCCCACTATGCTCCTTGATCATACGAGCATTTCCGAAATTAATACCGCTCATCACAAGCCCAAATAAAACGACTACTTAAAAGTCGTCGTCGTTACCGTACTCTACTAAATCGATTACTTGTACTTTGTTAAGGTACAGGGATGTACCATACTTGTCAACAAAGGCATGGTTCTTATTGAAGGCAACCTTAACTCTTACTGAACTACCATTACCAATGAGTGTACTTCTCTCCATTGGTTCTTTATCCGAGTTCATAACAGGAACATCATAACGAGTTCGGGCAGTTACAAACTCACCCCTGTCATCATTTTTGTTCTTGAATATAACACCATTGGTAGTCAGCAATTCCTTACTTTCCTCAGAAAGATTGCCGATGTCCATTTGATACTTATCGGAAAACCCATCCTTACGGTCGAGCTTTGTCCAAAAAGCTTTGCCAGAAATAATAGCAGCTTCTCTCTGTACAGACATAATATTTATTTCCTTTCGTGTTAAGTGAATATACTACTATACTACGCTACAAACGATATGTCAAGTCCCTTCTTGAGCTAACATATCCCTTGATCTATATGGAACCTAAGTTCCAAAATTTAAATCTTCTATCTTTAAGATATAGCAATCTGCTCTAACTGTAAAGTTATTACTGGTATCAATGTCTCCTTTCTTCCAGAAGGTAGCTTTCTTGAGATACTCTTCCCTATCCATAGAACCTAGATACCATCCTATGCTATAGTCTTTCATGACTCTGACAAAAGCATACATATCACACCTTTGTTTTGTAGTATATCTCACATTCCAACTTGCACTAGATATACTACAATCATAATGAGGACGAGGTTTTGTGGAGGTTCTTTTAGTTTTAACATCTACCTTCCTCCCATCAGGTAGGATGATGTCATATGAATAAGTATTCTCCCATGTTCCTCCTAGATATTCTAATGCTATCTGTTCTCCTATGAATCCTGCTATGTTTCCATCCCCTTTTAATATAGAGTTTTTTATTGGACCCATTTCTTTAGATTTGATATGAGCTTTCTCTATCATATCTGGTGATACTTTAATTTCTTTCATGAGTTTTCTCTAATGAGTTTCTTGCCATGTATGTCCTATCTTTGCATCTGCATTTAAAGGTATTTGCATATTAAAATACGTAGATACCTGTAACATGCAAGAGTCAGCTATGTCAACAAGTTCTTCTGCATCATCTCTGTGAACTTCATACTGTTGTTCATCATGAATTGTATTCACAAGATGTGCATTTAGTTTTCTCTTAGTTATTTCTTCATCAAGGAAGATCGACCATTGCTTACAGCAGATAGCTCCACCTCCTTGCAACAGTGTATTCAAGGCAGCATAGGGTCTACGGACCATGATTCTTCTACCATCTATGCCTCGTATGTAACCCCTCTCAGAGAGGTTCTGTACACTTTCAATAAGTGTATCAAGCTTAGGTAGACCAGCTAGAAACTTCTGTCTCAAGTTTCTACCTTCTCTTGTTGAACCACCCACAATGGAACCTATCTTCTGATCACCAGCACCATAGATGAAGGCATATATGAAAGTCTTTGCTGCTGTCCTTGTGGGGAGACCTGCTAGCTCTTGATTGTAGGTATGGGGATCACCCTCCAACACCTCATGTATGTATCTTTCATCTTTCATATAGTTAGCAAGCATCCTAAGTTCTAACCCCTTGGCATCCATACCTACCAGAACATGTTGGTCATCAGGTATGGTCCAACAAGCTCTACATTCCTTTCCATATGGCTTACTGTTGGCTACTATGTTTGCCATGTTAGGTTCTGCATGAATCATACGACCTGTCACAGCACCTGTTGTTAGAACTTTACCATGCACCCTGTTGTTACAATCCACAGACTCAAGCCAGCTTTCGATGGTCTTAACTCTAGTCTTCATCATCTTCCACTCTGCTAATCTCTTAACCTCTTCTGGTGCAGAAGATGAGATAGTCTGTAGATTTTTCTCACTTATCTTGGGAGAACCTTTAGGAGTAAACTCAATAGGCTTCCACCCATATCCATCTAGTCTCTGAATGATTTGCTTTGGTGATGCAAGATTAAATTTCTTAAACTCAATTGCAGAAAAATTACCGCAGATATTAGTAACATCATAATTTTTAAGCCCCGCTTTTGATAGTGTGCCATCTTTCTTTATTTTCAGTATAACATCTTTAACTAAAGAAACTTTTAATGGAACCTTTCTTAATAGTTTCTCTTCTATATCTTCAGCTTTGTTTTGTATTTCCATCATCAGCTTATGAGCTTTTTCTACATTAAGATAGAAGCCATAGTCTTGTTGCTTGTTAATAACATACCTTATCTTATGCTCTAAAGCTATTGATTTATCAGAGAAATCTCTCTTCTCTGTACCCATTAAATATTCATAAAGTCTATGAGTAATCTCAACATCATTGATACAATAGTCTAACATTTCTTTATCAAATAAAGAGAAACTCTTTAACTCTATTTTATCTAATCCTAATCTTTTACCCCATGCTTTTAAAGAATGTTTACCTTCTCTATCTGGATTAAATAGAGAAGATAGTATATATGTATCACATATTTTTGTGAAAGGTATGTTTGATTTCCAAAGTTTATTTAAAACTGGAACATCAAAGGATAAAATATTGTGACCAACTATAGTATCATAGTTCTCTATTAAAGTATTAAATGTATAAGCCCTAGTATGGTAAGTTAACTGATCTGTCTCTCTATCTTTACACACACAGACATGTATTTTATTTGCATCTAATCCGTCAGTCTCTATGTCCAGAAATAATATTTTCTGCATTTTCTTTTGCTTCTTTTGCTGTCTTACCAGTTGATAGGATAGTCCACTTCCAAGGATTAATAAAGTAAGAATCCTTATTCTTTTTATAGAAATTCCATTGTTGCTTATCCCATTTCTCTAAGAGTGATAGATGAACTTTAGTCCAAGCTCTGTGAATTTTGTCTATCCCTTCTCTTGTATCTATTTCTGGTTTTATTTGTGGTGTGGTCATCCTCTACCTTCTTTCTCTTTTGGTATCTAATCTTTATATTACTATTCCACTTCCATTCTTTTTTACTTCTTCTATTTTTTTTCTCCATAATCCTCATCCAAAGTTATATCTTTGCCAAAACCATCTGACCATACTATCCTTATTATAGAATGTAAAATAACTTCTTCTAGGATAGAAGAATGATCATCCATAAGTTTCTTCATAAGTTCAAATGTTCTATTGTCACTATCCTTATTTTTAATTTTTAACCACAATTCAGTATATTCTGAATGAGATAATATAAAATTAACAACACTAGGTTCAGTAGATTTTGTCTTGTCTTTTAGGAAACCTTTCTGTATTATGAGAGACATTACTTATCTTCCTTTCTCATGTCAAGCTTTAGTTTTCTCCTGTCATATCTTTTCTTAGAGGGTACTACTCTTTTTCTGAATAGTTTCCATTCTCT